TTGTTTCTGTTTACGTGAATCGTCGTCTACATCCCATCCTCGATTCATGTCTTGCCCACCTTGGGTCTTAACATGATATTCTTGCCAAGGTTTGTAGCTATCCATCCATTGTGGAACACCAGCACCGGAGAAAGCGGCAAAGCCATCTGCTCCTTGATAGCCTCCTGTTGGAGTAGGAACCGATGCTGATTGAAGTGGAGTTGCTGTAGGGGTAGCTTGTGGCATCCCTGTTTGAGAAAGAGGAGCCTGTGGCGAAGAGGGGGAGTTAAATCCAGACCCTAACGAGTACTCTTCTGGCTCTCGTAAGTATGATGAAATTGCCATGTAAGGTCCTTATGTAAGGGTAACGGATTTAATGGTACCACCATCATTCGCGTATATTTTTAGGGTTCCGCCAGTAGTGTCCTTAAAGATGGCCCACTGTCCCGGAGGAATTTGATCTGCTGTAGGTACACCAGCTTTAACATAGAAACTCTGTACTGCACGGCGTAACTGGTTGTTCCATGAAGTCCAGAGAAAGCTTCCGGGTTCAGCCCGAGATGGAGCTGGAGGCAATAGTGCCATTATTGAGTTCCTTTATTAATGTCAACCTCTGCACCATCTAGTCTAAACAAAGCCTCACTATCATAGGTTAAACGGAAGGCCCTACGACGAAAAGCACCTAGCTGAGTAATTCCCGGAAAGTCATACTGGAATGAGATATAACGTGGTCCACTCCATGTGGAATAGTCATCATCCGACCATTCAAGTTTACACAGGTTGCTACCTGAGAGGGCTGTGGGATTATCTCCCACTAAAACAAAGCGAGACATTGTTTTGCGATTGTATGTACCAAAGTCATACTTAGGAGTAGTAATCACGCAGTTAATTGGATTACCCAAATCTGTGTAAATATCCTGATTCATTGTACAGATATTAATCCCAGAGCTAATTAGAACGTACACACCACCGTTGAGTCCGTCAACTAAGAAGTTACCATAGAAGTTAGCTGTACCACCAAACCCACTCCGCCACTCTGACCACATCTGTGTGTCAAAACTATACACAATGGTTCTAGTGGACAGGACTAAGATGTATAGTTTCTGCCCTGATACACGAACACAATTGCCCACTGCGGTTGCTAGGTTAGCGCCCTCTTCTAAAAGAATATTTCTAATGGAAGGTGTGCTAATGTCATTCTCTTTAAAGCCGTTGATTGTCCAAACAGTATGTCCACCATTTCCTGTTTCACCAATAAGAATAACTTCTTTCTCTGTTTGCACCACACTAGCTGGGGATGGTGTACCAAACTGCTGTACCGCCGAGTTCTCACGAGCTAGTGGTGACCCTGTAGAGGTCGCAGCATCGTAGAGATACTCAATAGAACCACGACCAATTGCGTAGATGTAGTTGTTGTTCTTTGACAGTGCCTTAATTGTGTCAGGATACATTTCAGCAGAGATGTACATTGGCCCACCACTACCGCCCTCTGACCAAGACAACGGTAGGTCAAGCTGACTGTTGTATACGTCTTGTGTATCCTTCTTTGCCACAAAGATGTAGCCATCTAAAAAGATAGGCATTGGGATATGTGGAGAGGGAAAATTCACATCTGTAATGAGGGTGGGAGCCGCTATAGGGCTACCCCACACATAACCCTTAGTTCCATCACACATAAACAAGCGAACAATACCTAGAGAGTCTACGTGTTCTGTAAAGCCCACTACACCGGTTGTAGTTGTTAGTGTTTGACGTAAGACACCATTAACGGTCACCTTGTCAGCGGACACTGCTACAATATAAGAAGTGTTGTTAAAGACCCAGTTGTATAGTCCCCTACCAAGTCCACCCGTAACTGTGTAAGCCACAGACATTCCGGGACGGGATTTGACAAAAGCTCTAGTGTTTTCCTTATTGGGACTAGGCAACACCTCTACCATCATGTTTACTAAACGAGCATCTTTGTTGAGTGTACGTGCATCCCGCTGTTGTGGGTTGTAGATAAAGTCAAAACGCTCTGCTGAGTTTGTTGCGACTGAAGGTGCCTTAGTGTACGCCATTATTGCATTCCTGCCCAGTTAGGTTGTAAATAGAGGCTACCTTCCTCTGTACCAAAGGACAATGCCTGCTCATAAAAATACTTTGCTTCGTTTGCCAAAGTTCCACGTTCTGCTGAAGGAGTACCATACTCACCAGACAAACGCCAAGCCAGCCCATAGATCAGAGCTTCTGTCCAGTAAGGAGGGAAGTCAAAGTCGTCTGTGGATGCGTTCATATCCTCAAAGGGACGTTGGTAGAACATCGTAATAGACGATACACTAGATGGAGTAGGCCAGAGCTTAACCACACCAGCACCATTCAGTGGCTGGTAGTAGAGGTTAATAGATGGTCCAGAGTTGTTGTTAACAGGAAGTAGATTGAAGTTATACTGAGTATAAATATTCATTGGAATATTAGGACCAGTACCATCAATGCGATAAGCCTGTAATACTTTTAAAGGAGCGGGGGTAGCGATGTCTCCACCAATACTCACAGAGTAAGTAGACTTGGCAGCAACAGTAGGAAATGTGATGTTTTTAATTGCCCACAAAGGCATCCCTGCTGTCTGGAATGTCTTGATCATGGCATTCAATGCCTGTGCAGCATCACTAACCTGAAATGACTCTGGGGTACTACCACCCGATAAAACTGCCAATTTACGCAGCGCACTATTAATTACTTCATCACGATTAAGTGACCAAGTGGTTGTACCGCTAGTAGCCATGTTATTTCCTCATTAAATTAGACACGATTCGAGAGCCGAACAAGAAGCCAAAGGCAATGTTTGCAGCCTCAAGAGCCAGAGCCTGTACTGAAGCGGCTACAGGGAAGAAGAGACTTCCAATACCCACAGCAATACACGCCAAGGCACCTAGATACCGTGCAGAAGCCCTCAAATCAACTACCCACTGGCTAGGCTGCCCTGCGGGTTTATCAAGCTCTGCTAGGGCTTTAATCTTCTCTATCTCATTTGTGTCAAGTTTGATCTGTTCATCGACAGAGGTGGCACGTACACCACCAAACCACCGAGCAGCTGCTTGCTTGATTCCCTCAATACCAACAGGTACCAAGGAAGCAAGAATAGTTTCGATAATCATTTGTCTACCTTAGTGTCTAGTTTATTCTCAATGCGTTGCAAGAACCCAAGAATCTCTGAACGAAAATCCTTGAAGTCATCCTTTCGCACATAGAATGTCGATACGTCCATACGTAGAATGTCCAGAGCTTCATTCAACTTCTTAACAGAATCCCACAATTCTCTTGCAAACCAACCAAGAACTGCTAAAGCTGCTCCCATTACTGTTAGAAGAATATCATTCATTTCCATTATTCTTCCTTAGTTGATTCAGCTTCTAGCCTTTGAATTTGTTCCTCGACAGCCCGAATATTTTGATTTACCTCTTTACCTTGATACTGGATCAATTGAATTTGGGTATTCAGTAGACTGGCTTTGAGTTGCCATTTTTCGAGTTCTGATTTGAGTTGTTCTAGTTGATTCATAATTAAACGTTATAAAAAGGAATTTTGTAAGTGGTACCGTCAATCTTAATTGGCAAGTATGCAACTGGGGCTGGTGGAGTTGGAGCTGGTCCAGCGGCACCGACAGTAGTTACAGGAGCTTGTCCAGTAAGGTTGAGTCTCTGGTTAATCTGTACTTCTACCCCAGAGTTACCTAGATAGATAAACCCAGAGTTAATCAAGATTTTATCTTGTCCGTTTACTGTGGTCTTAAGGTAAGTACCATCGTCTGTGATGTACGTATCTGGGGAACCTGTGTTACCGTCAAAGTAAAGCTTAAAGCCCTGCTTCATCAACACATCTTTGTTTGCAATGACGTTGACACCAGTTTGGAAGTACCAAGCAGTAGAGTTGTATTGGATGACACTAGTAGAATTTACAGTAAACTCCATAGCACCAGCACCAACATTAACACCTATTGCAGAGCCTCCAGCTACGTTACCGTAGAGTTGTGCATCCCCCTGTGCTGACGTAGAGGCAGAGTCAAAGATAACCTTATGACCGGGAGCCATAGACACTGCCGCTTTGGAAGTACCTAAATCAGCTAGAACAGTGTTTAAACCAGACTTAAATTTACCAAGCAAAGAGAAGGCAGCATCAACATACTGAGTGCCATAGGACTGCTGTAGATTACCAATCCAAACACAACCAAAGGAACCGGTATCACTGTTACGTTGGAAGTTAGTTACTTGGTCGATCACAGCAATGTTCTTTGTACCAGCACCCGAAGTGTCTATGTACTGAATCTCGCATCCTGTCAGGTATACACCATGTTGTGTACCAATCATATCACCACCGATAATACCACCAGTGGCAGTACGGAAGAAGTGGGTTTGACCCGGCTGTTGATCTGCGTTACCTACAATGATACGGCTTACAATGGCGTAGGCGTCTCCACCACAACTGTGCTCTACTTCGATGTACTCATAGGGGTTCATGGTACGGCCAGCTATGGACACATACTGAAAGTTAACAGCTAGGGCATTAGTTGTAGCAGCAGGAGTAAACGTAATGGTGTTACCCACAATATTTGTTACAGTTGCTCGGTTAGTTGTAGCCCCTGCCCCATCCCCAATGGTAATCTCACGGCCAATTTGAATCTCGGTACCGATAAAGTTTACAGTGCAGGTAGTAGCACCAATCAAACAATCTGCTGTTAGTTTAGCAGAGCTACCTGAGTGGCCTGCACCAGCGGAAGTATAAAACTGCACAAAGTGAGGAGTAGTCCGTGCTTCAAAGTAGTACTGATCAATACCGACTCGATTGCCATTCAATCGAACCTTTTCCACATTAACATGATTAATATCACCTGAGCCATAAGCGGCAGGAGAACTAAGCAGTGGTGTAGCAACCGTGATATTACTGTAAGTTTGACCAACTAGAGTGCCATTAAGTTTAATCTGACCATCTCCATAGTAATACTTTGTTAGGGCTGGCACACCGTTGTAAACATAGATACCAGCAGGAAGGAAGATACGAATGTCTGTAGACGCTTCCGCAGCTGAGAAGGCAGCTGTGTCGTTAGTCACCCCATCTCCAACAGCACCATACTTAGCTACTATACTACACAAAGCAGCTGCGCTGGATGTATTGTAGGTCGCATTGTTAACATCGTTCAGCCATGCTGAGTCAACTACCGTGCCCGGTGTAAATACTTTAGATACCATAGTTTTGTATACTTTATAAATTAAAAGTGCAGCTAAAATACTACACGTAAAGACCAGCATT